CAAGGGTAGGGCATCAAGGGTAGGAGACACAATCATTCATCGCTTTATGAGTTATTTATTCTGTTTTTTTATAATCGCACAGTTTAACTAATGTTAAGCAACGGACTTTCTTCAACCGACTTTTTTAGGAATATCAAAAAATCAAATAACTTACCTACTCGCACTTTACAAGACGATTTGACTCTTGGATATAGATGTGAAGAAGAAATAATACCTATTTTAAATACTTATTTTGATGACAATTTTAGAAATACCAAAGAACTTTATGGAAATCAATATTGCAACTATGATTTTTTAGGAACTAATGGTATGAGAATTGAACTGAAATCAAGAAGGAATACTTATGAACAATATCCAACAACTCTCATACCAGTTCATAAATGTGTTTCTATGGACTTATGTCCCAATGTTTTTGTTTTCAATTTTAGTGATGGAATTTACTTTATTGAATGGAATACAAACAGATTTAAAACATACCAGAAAAAAATGATTTTATGCACCAGAAAAGGAAGAAGTGATTACGCCGAACATTACCTAATTCCCATCAGTGATTTAACAAAAATTAATCAGTAACTTAAAAAAATTGAAATAAAAAAATTGAAATGTTTTTTCTTATATATAACTATTACATATAAGAAAATGAATATTCAAGAAATTAATCAAGATATTATTGCTTACTTGGGACATATGCTCAAAGATGAAGATGGTGACATTCGTAACATAACTGAAGAAGAATTGGATGATGTGGTGGATACTTATTTGAATAATTGGGAAAAGGGATTTGACATCGTCACTGAATATTATGGAAATACGACAATATTTATGCCCTCATTGGAAGGATTCATTGAAATGACTAATGTAATTTACGAGAGTAGAGACGATTACCAAACTTGTAGAAATGATTTGTGGGGTGATTTGGCATTTAAACCAATGGATTGGAAAAATCCAAAAATTATGGATGGAAATTACATTCCACCAAGAAATGATATTTCACATACGTATGCCAATACTTTGAGATTTTACGCATATCATTACATCAATAATATGGGATATGAAAAATTCACAGAAGAATTTAATAACTGGATACAAGATAATATAAGTGATGAAAGTGATGGTAAAAGTGAATAATTGATAATTTTTTTATTGACATACTTTATAATGAAACCTATTAGAAAAAAAATCATCAAACCAATAGGAAGAGATTTGAAAGAATTTGGTAACAGCGTAGCAAGAAATGTCAAATCAACTTTGTCTATTTCTCTCGAATATCCACCTAATGTTAAAGAAATTATGAATAAATTTGGTGGTGAAATTATTAGAGAAATCGTAATCAAACGAACTCCTGTCAGTGGATTATTAACTGGAACTTTGAATATTTTTAGTTTGGGAAAATTTGGCGAAAGGATGGAAAAATCATTCGATGAATTATTCCATTTGTTTATGATTGTCACTACCCAAAATGGAATTCGAATATCAATGGAGAAACAAGAACGAATTAATATGGGATTGAATCCCCCTTCAAGACCTGATGAAGAAATTGAACAAGTTTCGAATATTCCCTCTGGATTGTCTATCAATCAACTGATGGAAAATGCTCGTAAGAGAATGGGAAATCAATTTTTTAGATATGACAGTGCGATTAATAATTGCCAAGATTGGATATTAAATGTATTGCAAGCCAGTGGAATTGGAGACCAAAATAATTATGAATTTGTCAAACAAGATACCGCTCAATTATTCGTTGGTCTTCCAACATTGAAGAAAGTAGCACATACAGCAACCGATTTAGGAGCAATAGCAAACAAGACTATCGCTGGTGGAACATTGACGGAAACACAAAATGTAAAAACTTATGGCTCGATATTAGAACATTTAGTGAATCATATTAAAGACCCATCTGAACCTATTGACCCAAGAGATTTCAAACAAGCTATTAAAGTTATTAATACTATCAGGCAATTGAAAGGAAAGGGATTAAAAAAATCACCATCCCAAGTTCAATCTATTATTTTCCCAAAAAGTGAATGGACTATTCCAAAAGCAAAAAAATGGTTAAAATTACATAATTATGTTGGATTAACTCCTGATGTTAAAGAATCAACTATTCGATTTCGTCAGCAAGATGTGAGCAATTTCAATGAGTTTAGAATTAAACATATTCCAGATGGAATTTTATTAGTTCTTGGATTTAAATAAAAATTGAAAAGTATTTAAAGAGAATGTGCCTAAATATAGTAAAATATGCCTAAATATGAAAATGCTGTTGTTTATAAACTTTGTTGTAAAGACCCATCAATCCTTGATGAATATGTTGGTTCTACTTGTAATAAATATAAAAGAAAACAAAATCACAAATTTAATTGTAATAATGAAAATTCAAAGGGCTACAATATTCCAGTTTATCAATTTATGCGAGAAAATGGCGGATTTGAAAATTGGAATATGATTATTTTGGAAGAATACTCTTGTGAAAGTAAAGTTCAATTATGTCAAAGAGAAAGGGAATGGTTTGAAAAATTGAGACCTACTTTGAATATTTATAGACCGATTATAACAGAAGAAGAAAATAATGAAAGAATTGAAGAATATGAAAAACACTACTACGAAGAAAATAGAGAAGAATTAAATGAAAAAGGTAAAAAATATAGACAAACTAAAAAATGTAAAGAACATCAAAAAGAATTTGAAAAAAGTGATGAAAGAAAACAATATATTAAACAATACAGGCAAACTGATAAATTCAAAGAAAATAAAAATAAATATGAAACCAAATATAGACAAACTGATAAAAGAAAAAAATATATGAAAGAATATATGAAAGAATATTATGAACAAAAAAAACTTAAAAATCAATCAGCAATCATCATTCAAAGATTTTTTAGAAAGTATTTGAAGTATTAAGAAGAATTATAACATCATTATTTTTTCTCTAATAATGTTATAAGTATGCCTCGTAAAGAAAAAGTTTATGTTAGACCAATGGAAGATGCTACGTCAGGGGGTTCATTATCTATGGATGTTATGAAAAGTGCCCAGCGTTATACAAGAGGTTATGGTTTATGTTGCCTTTGCAAGAAACATATCGATATGATTGACAGTGACGATGAAGATGAAATGCAAGGTGGAGGTTATTTATCGAAGGCGGCTGAAAAAGTTGAAAATGTGACTCGTAAAGGTGCTTCAAAAGTTAAGAAAGCAGGAAAAGCAACTGGTAAATATGTCACTAATGTTAATGGACTTTCATCCGACTTGGTCAATTTTGGTCTCCCTGCAGTTGGAAGTGCAACTCTTGGAGCATTGGGTTCTGCCACCGGAAATCCGTTGGTTGGTGTCGCCGCATCTGCCCTCGGTGCAAAATTGGGGACCGTACTTGCGGATAAAATTGCTGATGAAACTGTCATTCAATCAAGAACTGGTGAAGGGATGAAACCAAAGCGCAAAGGAAGATTCCAAAAGGGTAGTCAAGAAGCCAAAGACCATATGCGAATGATTAGAGAAAAAAAAGGTAAAAAATAAAAATTGAAAAGTATTTAAAGAGATTTTGATATATTACGATATAATATGCCAAAAAACGCAATTGATTATTCTAACTGTGTAATTTATAAAATTTGTTGTAAAGACCCAACTGTTACTTACGAATATTATGGACATACTACAAATGAAACTAAAAGAAAACAAGCCCATAAGGGTGGTTGCAATAATGAGAATAATTTTCATTATAATCAATTAGTGTATAAAACAATGAGAGAAAATGGAGGTTGGGAAAACTGGGATTTCATAGTTATTGAAAATTATCCTTGTGAAAATGTTAATGAAGCAAGATTGAGAGAGAGATATTGGATTGAATTGAAACAATCACAATTAAATGTGAATATTCCAACCAGAACTCGAGAAGAATATAAACGAAATAATAGAAAACAAATTAGAGAACAAGGAAGGCAATATTATTATAAAAATATTGAAGACTTTGTGCAATATAGAGAAGAGCATAAAGACCAAATTAAAGAATATCAAGTTAAATATAGAGAAGAACATAAAGACCAAATTTCACAACAAAAAAAACAATATAGAGAAGAAAATGTCGAACAAGTTAGAGAACGGAAGAAACGATATTATGAACAAAATAAAGAAAAAATTTCACTAAAAGATAAACAACGAATTATATGTGAATGTGGTTGTGAAATTAATAGAATTGAATCATCAAGACATCGTAAATCTCAAAAGCATATCAAATTAATGGAAACTAAAAATAATTAATTCAAAAAAGCATTTAAATGTAGTATTATATATATATATAAGATGGAAACTGAATTGAAAACCAAACTCTTAGAAGAAAATATGAATATTAGACTTGAAATTGAGAACGCTATGCGAGAACTCACTGAAACTAAATTGCAATTCACAAATTTACTGAATGAAAATGTTGAACTTAAACAAAAAATTGAAGAATTACGACAAGAATATCAACGAGTGATTTTACTTAGATTGGAAGAATACAAAGCACTACGTATTGAATAGAATGAATGAGGAAAGTATTTGAATTTTTTATTAGTATATTATATAAATGACTTATATCATATACACCAAATCTAATTGTCCTTCTTGCATAAAAGCAAAGCAATTACTCAAACGAGAAGCGAGTCAAACTATATACATTAATTGTGACGAATTACTGGAAAATGATAGACAGGCTTTTATCGCCGAAATGAGAAAAAAAACAAACACAAAAGATAATGAATTATTATTTTTTCCAATGATTTTCATTGACGATACTTACATTGGAAATGTTGAAGAATTAGTAGAACATTTAATATTTGAAGTGGATGCAACTGATGGATATTGCAGTGAAAATGATTTTGACTTGGAATTTTAATATCGAGTTTTCACACAAGTATTTTCTTCTGTATATTCAACCAATCCTCTTCCAATTTGATAATCGCATATGACGCATTTTTTTCTATGCAATTTCAGTTTCAAATTCAATTCTCTTTCAGTATTCACCATAAATTCAATTCCACAAGAACCCCTAGTGCAAAAAAATGTTTTATCCCCTTTCACCAATTGTCGGCTTTTAGATGGCATTTGTCTTATACTATTATATATAAGACAAATATATATTTAAGTTACTTTCAACATAATTGTTTAACATATTCATTCAATCTATTCAATTTTTTATTTGTTAATTTACAGTGCTCACATACCAACAAGTAACTTTGTTCATTAACATAACCTTCTGCATCATTAACCCAATCATTACACATTTCCATCATATTCAACATAATTTCATTTATTTTTTTAATGAGTAAATCAGTCAATGCGATATTTTTTTTACGAATTGCATCGATGAATATTTTTTCAAGTTTGTTATGTTCAATCATCATATCAAAAAATTTCAATGCCTGTGGGTCATCAAATAATCCACAATTCATTGCAGTTTCAATTACATTCCTTCCGTAAATTCTATTTCTTTCAATGCAGTTCAAGTGATTTTCGAGCGAGTTCATTGTTTGATGATTATATATAAGGAGATTTCTTTAATATATTTTCCCTGTATATAATTAATTTAATCCTGTTACTAATCCCAATGTTTTTAATTGTTCTTTATCCCACAAGGAAAATTGAATACCCAAAAATGCCTTTAAATAAACAAAATATAAAACAATATCATTACAAAAATCTTTATATTCCTGTTTGCCTTCTCTTGAATATTTTTCTAATTCTCTAGCTCCTCCTTTGTGCGAATACTTTTCAAATCCAATCGAACATCCTGATAAAGTTTGCATACACTCTCTTTGAATTTTAGCAACTTTCTGTGGATTTTTGCTACGTAATTTTTTTTGTATTTCTCCAACTGTCTTATCAACCATTTCCCTTGAAGCAGATGAAATAAATAACGCAAATGATGGATGAATTTTGGCTGCAAAAAAATAATAAGTATCTCCATATTCATCATTACTCACAACTTTTTCGGCAGACATTTCAACAACATCACTGAAATGCACAGAAGTTTCAATTTCTCCAACAACATTATCATCAAAAATTGATTTACTCATTTTTATTCTTAATTATATATGGGGAGATTTCTTTAATATATTTTCCTGTTATATATATTACCGATTTCTTTTTTTTTCAGTTTCTCATTTTCAAGGGGAGTGAATGCCTGCTCCCCTACCCTCGATGCACTACCCTTGATTTAAGTCGCTTTAAGAAAAGAAATAGAAAAAAGAAATGAATTACCTTATTACCCTTATTTCTTCTTTATAATATATAAATAAGGGTAGTAAGTAGATAATAATGATAATAATTTTGTATTGTATTATTTGATATTATTGTTGTCATATATATTACGACCCTACGACCCTACCCTCCCTTTTTTAAGAATTATTTTGAAAAAAAGAAAAAAAAGAAATAGGTCATTTCTTTTTTTATGTAAATTCCTAAAGCGACTGAAATCAAGGGTCGTAGGAGAAGGGTCGATATATATGTGACAACAATAATTAAAAATACTTATAAGAAAAAAATTGATTTAAAAACATAATATTCTTTCCCTATATATAAGTAGAATGACACTTTACAAGATTTTAACCGGTTTCAAATTAACACTAAAAAATTTTCCAAAGTATAAAAAATTTCAAGCAACATTTAGAGAAAAGGTTGATAAAAAAATAATTAAATTGATGCTAACAAAATTTCGAACCTTTTACAAGGAAGACCATCTTGTATTGCTTGAAAGATATTACAGAGAAATTAAACTTGATGGAAATGTTTATATAAAATATCATCAGTGTTATGGAATTGGCAGGCATTATAGTAATATGGATAAATCAATCATCAGTTTGCCAAGAGTTATGAAACATACTATTATGAAATACCTTGGTTGGATTGATGTGGATATGGTTTCTGCTCATCCCAGCATTGCTTGTGAAGTTGGAAGAAGAGCAAATGAATCATTCAATTACATTCAAACTTACTTGAATGATAGAGAAAGAATTTTAAGTGAAGTCATAGAAACATTTTCGTTGGAAGACAATCCTGTTACAAGAGATGAAGCAAAGGCTCTTTTTAATATTATGGCATATGGAGGTGGATTCGAAACTTGGAAAGTAACAGAAACTGGATTGAATGGAAAAGAAATTAAATATGAAAATGCTGATAATTATCCATTCATTAAAAAGTATAAAAAAGATTGCAAAAGAGCAAAAGAATTGATTTATACTAATAATCCTGATGTAGTTCAAAAAGTGAAGGGAAATATTGAAGAAGGCAGTGATGAGTTGAAGAGAAGAGTTTGTTCTTACTTTTATGGAGCTATTGAAAATGAATTGTTATTTAATTTATATATGTATCTCTTGGACAGAGAACTTATTATTGATAGAGAAGCAACCCCTGAATATGATGGATTATGCTTTAAACCAAAAGAAGGAATTGATTACCAACAAATTGTCAATGATTTTTCAGACACATATTTTGAAGCTAATAATTTTAGAATGAATTTTAAAGTCAAAGAATATGATAGAGTTAATCAAGAAATCATTGATGCGAGAATGCAATGTGATGATAATGATGATGATGATGATGAATTGGATGACGAAGAAGAAAAAATGAGTATTGAAACTAATATGTGGAAAAGTTATGATAAATGTAAAAAATGGTTTGAAAAAAATCATTTTAAAGTTGTTAATACTTCAAATTTTTACAAAGAATCTACTGATGATGATGGTGGAGTATCATTAGTTTGTTTCAGTAGAACTAATTTAATAACTTCATATGAAGATGTGTTTTTCGAAGATTTGAAAGTAAATGAAACAACTGGTGAGACATCGATAGAATCAAAATCATTCATTGGTTTTTGGATTAGTGATAATAAAAAAAGAAAATTTGACAGAATTAGTTGTTTTGCTCCTCCAAACGAACCTTTAGAGGGTGTGTATAACACTTGGAGACCCTTTCGTATTCAAACATTGAATATCACTATTGAACCCCAAGATGAAGAGTATGTTGAGGAAGGGGTATCAAGGTGGAAGAATCACATATTTATTCTTTGTGGAAGAAATGAAAATGAATATAACTGGTTTTTGAAATATTTAGGTCAAATGTTGAAATATCCTGCATTGAAAACATTTTGTCCAAGTTTAATTTCGAAAGAAGGTGCTGGTAAGGGAACACTCATAAAATTGATGAGAAAGCTTATGGGCAATTCTAAGATTTTTGAAACAACAAATCCTGAGAGAGATGTTTGGGGCACTTTCAATTCAAGAATGGCGACCGCATTTTTCGTAATTCTTAGCGAAATATCATCACAGGTGATGAAGGGTAATGACGGTAAATTTAAAGCATCAATCAGTGATACAACTATTGATATAAGTGGAAAAGGTGAAAAACTATACACAATTCCATCATATCACAGGTTTATGAGTGCTACGAATTATGACAATCCAGTTGGTAGTATGTCGAAGAAAGATGATAGAAGAAATGTTCTTATTAGAAGTAGTGATGAATTACTTGAAAATTCTAAATATTTTGAAGAAATGAATACGTTTTTAGATGATGATAAAATTAATTATGGTGTATATGAGTTTTTGACTTCGCAAGATGGATTGGATACATTTCACATTAATGGAACAATTGAAACTGACTATCATAAAGTAATTAAAGATGGAAATAGAGATATATATGCCCAATTTTTGGAAGATTTTATTTTAGATATTAAAGATTATGATGTGTATGTGAATCCAAAAAGTAATGTTAATGGGTTTGTTTGTGTTGAAAGTAAGTGGGTTTATGAATGTTACACAAGATGGTTTAAAGAAAAAGGATTCGGTGAAAAATCGGTGAGTGAAAATTCATTCAACACTTGTCTTGGAATTCGACAAAAAAATGGAACTCTTCCAGAAGAAAGTGTTGTGACATCACTTCTCAATGGTAAGAAAAAGAAATGTTTTAATGTTAGAAAAATCGTTAATCATCTCAACATTGACATCGGTGATACTAAGCCAAGTGCGAATAATTCACTTTAAAAAAATTGAAATGTTTTTTTTAAAATTGAGTGATTAATTAATAAGAAAAGAATTTAAAGATTTTGTCTCATTATATATAAAGGAAAAATGTTGGAATGTCAAAAGAAAGCCATAGCAAAATATGTCGATAAAAATCGAGATAAAATTAATGAATACAATAGAGTTAGATACAATAAATTGAAGGATGAAAATGGAGAGAAATATCAAAAAATTTTAACTGCAAAGAAAGATTATTACAAAAGAAGAAGAAATCAACAAAATGATTTAAAGAATGAAGAAAACAAAGAAAATGAGAAAAATAATGTATAATAGAAATAATTTATACATTTTTTATCTTTAACAATATATATAAATGCCACAATCAAATTCAGTTAGATATGTATGTGAAACAGAAGAAGAATTTGACCGTCTCAAAACAAAATCAACTAAATTGAGAGTCATTTTGCTTGAACGGAAAGATAAGAATATGTTTTGCCGTTTATCATCTTTCGACAAACGAACGAAGGATAAATTTGTCAAAGAAATTAGCGAGATGTGGGAATCGATGACAGATGAGGAAATTGATGAAGAATTCAATTCAATATGTTGCGATAAACTCTTCGACCAAGGGAAAGATGTGAGTGCATATCCAGTGAAAGAAATGACGTATCCAAATTACTCCGCTTTGTATAACTCAGTGGAAAGTGGAAGCGAAGAGAGTAAATCTGGTTAATATATAAAAATTCAAATACTTATTTTACAACAATATAACAAATTATTGTAAAATTAATTTCTAACTATATCATATACAATGAGCGGATACCCACTTAAAACTCCATATGATGGCGATATAAGAAGAAAAAAATATGTAGAAGAATTAGCACTTAGAGCCAGACTTGATGATGAAAATTTGCAGGCAAATAAACTTTACAAACGAACAGGTGCCATCGCAACTCCACCAGATAATAGAACTACCAGTGAGAAACTTGCAGACACATTTAGACTGAGAATTGATGTTCGCTCAAAATTGGGACAATTGATGTCTGGTGATGAAGCGCAAAAAGTTGTCAATAAATTAGACCAACAACAATTAGTTTTTTTAGCAGGCAGAATTGATAAATACGTCGCAGAATTGAAACCAAAATATGCACTTGGAATGCCATATCAGGTATTTATGTCATTTTTTAATGACGCAGTTAGAAATTTTATGGCTTACGGTGATATCGAAACTTCAAGAGCAGTATTGGAACAAATGGCTGCTACAAGTGAGGAAACTAAGTTTGCCATCGATAATCTCACAAGAGAAATTCAACTTTCTTCAGTTAAGGGTAGAGAATTGATTTTCAATATGGATAATATTCGCAAATTGATTGATTTAGTTGGTAGAGGACAACGATTATTAGATGGGTCTCAAATTAATCCAGCGATTGAAGACCAAGTAAGCGATGCAATTGAGGCAATCACACAAGTTGTCCCGACAAAACAGCAATTGGTTGCTGTTCAAAATGATTTTGAACAAGCAGTTAGATTGGGTGATGCAAGACAGCAAGAACTTATTGCAAGACAATTAGAGCAAACTTTAACTGGAATTGGCAGTTTGAAAAATAACATTGATGATTTGCAAAGAGCAGTTGATGAATCGACACAACAGTTACCAAGTATTCCACTAACTAAACAAAATTTACAAACACAAGAATTGATAACTGAATATCATCCACCTTACGACCCAAGTGCATATTATAAGGGAGCAGAAGCAACTGAGTTATTTTCGAAATTGTTTGAGTTGATTACAAGTAGTGAAGAAAAAAGAAATGTTTGGAATGAAATTGTGGAAGATGTCGAAAATAATCAAAATATGTCTCTTAGAAAAATTAAGTCAGGTAGCACATTAAGACAAAAAATATCGAAAGAAGGATTTAATTCGTCGGTTGGAATTGGAGCAGTCAATGATTTCATTGACGATTATGTTAATGAATTTAAAATTATATTTTCAACTGGTGAGACAAAAGTTATTCCGTTGAATACCAATCCATTTGAGAGAACTGAAATTAGTGATTACACTCAATTTAAAGCAAAACCAAGCGGTCCAGTAGCACAACCAATCTCGACAACTCAACCGACAGCACAACCACCACCTACAACTCAACCTGTAACTCAACCGCCAGCACAACCTACGAAACGATTAAACCTTTATACGCTGATGGTAAATTCTGGTAATCGATTGTTGAAGAGAGGAATAGATATTGACGTATTGATGCAACAAATTGAAAATGAAGATAATACTTGGAATGAAAATAAAATTAAAACTTCGATGAATGATTTATCGACAGATACTGCATTCAGCGTTTATGACTTGAATAATTCAAGTGATAGGTCTATGATAGTTGATTACGGTATAGATTGGTTAAATCATATTTTACTCACATTGGCAAATGGAGCACAGCCTACGGAATTTACTGATTTTGTAATTCAAAAACAATCTGCAAGTGCTACTGGAAAAGGATTGGGTAAAAAATCTCGCAGAATGAAAGGAGGAAGTATTAGAATTGATGTGAATGCTGGAATGAAAGATGACGTTAATGTTCCAAAATATGTTCCATTTGGCAGATATATAATTAATCGCAATAAATTGAATGATGGAGTAGTTATGATTAAACGTCCAAGTGGGGCTTTTATGGGTGATTTGCAGTCAAGACGAGTGAGTAATAAATTGAGAAGTGTGTTTGATAAAATTATAGGAGGTTCAGTTCCATCATATCAAGATTTCGCAAAATTAGATGAAGATGAAAAACAATATTTACACTACGTCGCAAAAAAATCAAACTTGTTGGATAAACTTCAAGTTCCAACTCCAAATAAAGATGAAGAGGAAAAAATGATTAGTCGCTTTGAAATTCTCCGCGGGCAGATAGTAGCCGGAAATGATAGCAGAGAATTAATCAAAGAATTTAAAAAATTAATTATGGAAATGGGAGATAAAAAATTACTTCCAAGACGGCAAATCAGTGATATTTTGATTGACATTGAAAGAGTTTATGGTTAATGTGTGGGTTGTCTTATATATAGTATGGTTCGTATTATATATAAGTATTTGAAATTATCTTTTATAATAAGTGATTCTGCCTCCAGATGGTCTTTCAACGGGTCTCACTTCGGCAATAGGATGGTATAAATTATCTTGAATGAAATCTTGTATTCTATCAGCAATTATGGAAAAATTCATTTCTAAAATATCTTCATTACGCATAATTTTGTTCAGTGATTGCATTTCGAGTTGAGACACATCTTCTTCTCCATTTATGACTGCTTGATAAAATGCAGATAACACATCTTCGTAAAATAATTCTTTTGGATTTCGTATGACATTCAGCATATCAATTCGAGGATGTTCAATCATTCCACTCAATCCACCAATTTCGGGTATGATTTCACCGACTGTATCTGCAATGGGATAAACTTGATTTAAATTATCTACTGCATTTTGAGCAATAGGAAGAACAGTATTTCTATTTCTCAATCTTCTCAATGTTGTGTTGAATTGACCTCTACCTTCCATTTTATTCAATGTTATTATGCGTTTCATATGATATATGTAAATAAAATAATTTACTAAACTGGTGCATCTAATTTTACGTAATTATCAGCCATCGAAATAGAACTTCCCATCTGTTCCATCACAGTTTCTAATTTCTTACTATCTGCTCTTGTATTTTTGAAATTACTTGTGAGGTATGTGTGACGCATCGCATTCACAGAAATTTTTTTATCTCCAAATATCTTATTCATTCGCTGATTTAATTTGACTGATGTCAGTGGATTCATATTTGTATCGAATAGTAAGTAATCAGTTGGATTGACAGATTTCCATTTTTTGATGATATTTTTCAACTTTATTGGCACTGAAATTTCTTGTTTTCCGTATGTTTTCGCTGTTTTGTATGAATTAAATACAAATTTATTCGAAGCAGAATCGTAATAATTATCTTTTGCTTCATCTACATTAGAAAATTTAAAATTACAAAAATCCAATGCTCTTCTTGGAGGAATGAAAACTCCACCTAAAAGTGCAATGATGATAAAATTTTGAATCTCTTGCAAATCTGTGTTGCTGATTGTTGGTTGTTTATAAATAACTTTGGCTCTTTTTTCGAGTTTATTAAAAGTAGTTTGAATGTCATCTTTTTCAATCCAATTATTTCTTTGAGTTTCAGTCATTCGTTGCTCACCAATTTCTTCATTGTAAGTATTGACATCCTGATTCATTTGAGTTTTGTAGTCATCTGCATTAGTCAAAACGACGAGTGCAGCCAAAATTGTTTTCCTTTTATTTGCAGGAAGGTCATCCAAATTATTTAAAATGAGATTCGTATTATCAAAATTGGAAAGGTCATTTATTTGTTTTGTTCCAAAAACTTTGTAGTGAAGATTTGATAAAATACTCGCATAGGTTTTGATACTACTATCGCTAAGGTTAGGTCGTTTCTCTTTAAGAATTGTTTTGATATCCATTATATAATTAAGATAGAAAATTAATTTTTAAGTTTAATTTAATTTTTATATATAAGACAAAAAATATATAAAACTAACTGGCATTTTGTTCCAAATTTTGTTGATGTTTTTTTGAACGTTTATGTCTTGCCAAATTTGCTTTCGATGCAATTGAACCACATTCGCAAAGAATTGGAGTATCTTGTTCCCTCACTTTTCTTTGTCTTTCGTTTATTATTTCTCTATTTTCTTCTCTATATTGTTCTGCTTTTTGTAATAATTCTTCTTGATTTTTTTTGTAATATTGTCTGTGAAATTGTATTGTTTCTTCTCTATGTTCTTCATAATATTGTTTGCGAGACTGACATAATTTATCTTTATACATTTCAAAATATTCTTCTTTAGTTCTACTTGGAATGACACAATTTAATGTAGCATTTAATGTTTCAATCCAATATCTTTCTCGTTGTTCTGCTTGTGACCTACTTTCACAAGGATATTCTTCAATTAAAACCATATTCCAATTATTCCAACCTCCATTTTCTCTCATAAAAGTATAAACTTTCAAATTTGATAGCTTTGAATTTTTATTGGTGCAATTATATTTATGATGACTTTTTCTTTTATTGAAATTTACAGTGTTACCTACATAAGTTTCAGTTATAGTTGAATCCTTGCATACAATTTTATAAATATTAGTTTTTGAATAATTCATCATCAATATTGTCCTATAAAATTTCATCCATATTTTTTCCAAAAATTTTATTTCAATTTTTTTATATATAAGACAATTAAGTTTCCAAATATTTTTGATGTTTTTTTGATTGCAAATGTTTTTGCATATTACGAGGTAAAATTTCTGCTCCACATTCACACATAATTTTTTCATTATGATTATTTTCGGTATAATTATTTTCGGTGTGATTATTCTCAAAACTTTCTTTTTGTTGCAAATTATTGTTGAAGTCTTCCATTAATCTACGATGGTCAATTATTTCTGTAAGTCCCTTTCTAAATCTATCCGCAGGTTGCGCTTCTAAATCAATAACTAATGGTTGCAATTTTTCTCTTGTTGCATATTCATAAATAGCCAATAATTCTTCTTTATTAACTCCAAGTCCAAAATCACTTAAAATTACATTGACTTCTCGTTGTCCTGACAATTTTAGCAACACCATATAACTACAATTTTTTCTAATGAGTATAGGAATGTGGAAATAAGACTGAGAAAGAAAAATAACTGAAACATTCAACTTTCTCGCCCTGATATAATATTCTTCCACTTTTTCCAAGTTTTTACTCAATACTAAATCATCCCAAACAACTAAGTGATTGTAATTTTTATCAAACTTGTCGAGTGGAGGAGAATTTGATAATCCTTCTTTGATAATAATTTGCTCACTGATGGAACTAATCCATCGATAGAGTGGTTCATCTTTGTTGCGAGTCAGAATTGTGATTGTTTGGAATGAACCATCTCCTCTGCTGAATAATTCAATCAAATTAACTAAAAAATTAGTCTTACCAGAGCCACTTGGAGCCACAATACACATTCGCATAGGTATTTTAAGTTTATGTAAATTGAAATTTGGATTTTCAACTTTGTCTAAAAAATGACTTGGCATTTTCTCATAAAAATTTCGTATTCTTCCAGTATTTTCATCAATGGGCAAGGGCGGTTCTTTCTCGTTTAACTTTGAGAGTATAGGTTCTTCAATTTGTTTTTTCTTGCGAGGCATTTATATAATTGAAGAAAAATAAAAATTGAAATAAATTTAGAAGTTATTTCAATTTATTACTTAATGGAAAATGATGATGAATTTGTTGATATTATTGGATATGAAGGATTATACCAAATTAATAAAAAGGGGGAAGTATTCAGTTCAATAAGTAATAAAATTTTAAAAAAGAGAGTTAGTAAAGGGTATGTGAAATTTGGATTGTATAATAATGGTGAAAGAAAAGACTATCTTCTTCATCGCCTATTAGCAATTCAATTCATTTCAAATCCAGATAATTTACCTCAAATAGACCATATTGATAGAAATAAAACAAATAATAATTTATCAAATTTGAGATGGTGTGAAGCCACATTAAATTTAAGAAATAGAGATTGTGTCATAAATCGTCAAGGATTCATCGAAATAAAAAGACAAACTGAAAAGGGGAATTATTTTGTAGCATCATTTTATTATGATTACAAATTAAGAAAAAGAAAATGCTCTTACGATTACAATAAATTAGAAGAATGGTTGAAACAAATGAGAACTGAATATTTGAGAATTTAATTTGTTATTTTTTTATCTATCTTTATAATAATATGTGCGCTTATTACGAACCCCCGATACAAAATCTTGCAATTTTTGACCCCATCGCATTTGGTCAAAATGACGAACCTTTAACAATAGCAACTGGCTCAAAATATTTTTTAAGATTTCCTTATGCTCAAAATACTGAAAATCTACAAGCAATTAATGTAAATGGAGTTTTGACAGCAAATTCTACAAGTGAATTTAAGCGACCATTAAATATGTCAAGCACTGTTTCTTCTGTAAATAGAACAGTTGCATCAAGTTATTACAATTTTTATGACAGTAATGTTGCCGGTTCTTTAAATCAAAATGGAACATTATATAATTCAAATGGGTCTATGTATCTACAAAATACTACTAATTCTGGAAACATCAATTTCGTCTTGAATGATGCTGGGGGTGTTCAAAATACTCCACTTCAATTATTGAATGCTGGAATTAATCTCAATAAGCCTACTACTATTTCTACTAATAATAATTTAAATATGCCAGCAGGAACAGGGATAATCAGCCAACCATACACTACAAATGACAATGCAACAAGTAATACTTTAAAAAAAACCACAATCATCACAAATAACTCTAGTGCTGGGGGTAATACATCTCTTGAAGTGTATGACGCTGGTTCTGGACGAGGTTTCGGTTTTTTTCCCAACGGTGGAAATGCAACTCAAAATCCAATCGTTCAATTAAATGATAGTGTGATATCTGGAAGATTCCCAACAAATAATTGTGCTATGGCATTAACATTACCAACAAATGGCCCCGGAATAGGATTAGGTATGAGAATAGCAACAACATCCGGCACTGCTGGAAGTGTATCATTGAGAGCTGGAACTAATATTGTAACACTTGATAGTTCATCTTCTCTTTTAATTAATAATACAACAACATTCAATGGTTCCACTGGAGCATCGCGACAAATACAAAATCTTGGAACTTTAAATTTTTTAGATATTAGTGCCAATGTATCAACTTCATCCATTTATATGAATACTTCTGAAGTTTTAAAGGGGATGTTTTATGATTGTAGTTTAAATAGTGCTTCTCATAACTTTAGAGTCAATGACGCTTCCGGAAATAAAATAACTCCAATGTCAATTATGCCATTAGATGTAGATGTTAATGTTCCAATCAATTTTGGAACAAACGCCAGTGCATTGCGACAAATTCAAAATCTTGGAACTTTAATATTTACTGAACTCACTTCTGGAATTACAACTTCAACTATTTATACTGATGCCACTCCGGGGCCCGATACCCTATACGGTATGTATTATGACTGTAGCGTCAATGGAGGAAACCATATGT